ATGAAACAGATTATGGCTTTAATGGCTTGGTTAGTATCTTTACTGAACTTGAAATTGATAGCAGTAATTGGTTAGCTAAAAGATTAGACAAAGAAAGAGGCGGTATCTCTTTTACATTGCCTAGCGCTTATGGCGAAATCTATCTTAGTTGGGGTGATTTATACAACATAGATGTAACTTTTGTCAATAGTGAGGACAAGTTTGAGGCTACACTTATGTTAGGTGAGTTACACGAGATAATGAAGAAACTTGAAACACAAAGATTGAATGAAGTAAATAGACTTAGAGATTTACTTAAAGAAACATTTAAAACCGAAGATAGTAGCGGTACAGAGTTCTAATGTATGGCGTTGTATTAAGTTCGTTGATACTGTGTGCAACGCCAACACAAGAAACACTAGATGAAATAAAGGCTTATGCCTCTTGTTTAAACAACAACGAAAAAGTTTCGCATGTTATTGAATGGGAAGAAAGCGTAAGTCTTTATTTTAAAAAAGAAGATGTAAGAGAAGCACTACTTATTATTTTTTGCGAAAGCAGTGGCAGACCAAATGCTGTTAATACAAACAGAGATAACTCAACTGATGTGGGGTTGTTTCAATTTTGGGATAACACATGGCTATGGCTTAAAAATAAATTAAACATTGAGGGTAATCGTAAGACCCCAAGCGTGAATATCAAAACTGCAAGTTGGTTATATTACAACAGTGGTTCTCATCATTGGAATAGTAGTAAGGATTGTTGGTATGAGCAGTAATAAAAAGTTTGATTTAGACCTAGCAAAAGGTTTAGAAATGGAACAAAAATTAAGTGAGTTCTTTACAGGCACTAAGATTGAAGTCAAGAGTGAGCGACACCTGTGGGAAAAGACAGGTAATCATTTTGTAGAATACGAATACAAAGGTACAAAGAGTGGCTTATCTGTAACCGAAGCAGAGTATTGGGCTTTGATGTTAGTGAGAGATGATGAACCTGTAATGACTTACATTATCCCTGTGGCTGTATTAAAAGACCTATGTAGAAAGTATGTAGGCACAGACAGAGATGTTGTCGGTGGTGATGACAATAATTCTAAAGGCATATTACTACCTATAGAAGAATTGGCTACAGCTTGTTTAAACAATGACAGGGAATGATGCACCCCTGTCATTAACAAGCAGTGTTAATACGCCAGGATGTGACCACAAGCCTGTCCTAGCTGTGAAATCTAAACTCTTATCTAAACTTGGACATTGAAACCACTGTCTATCTCCTTGTTGCTTGGCACGAAAGTGATGATAGTGTGCAGTTACAAGTATATTTGAGTTGGCACTAGGAAGAAATCCATACATCTGACCTTTCCACCACTTCTCTATTTTTGCTTCTGCGTTTCCACCGCCTCCTGTCATGTGTCCATGTGTAAAAGACATCTGCTTTTCTTTGACCACAAGCGTAAGATGATAATCATCAGGAATTATTACCTCGACTTTTTTAAATCTATCAGGATTTGCATCAAAGATTTCTTTCATAATTTCTATGTGCATAGTGTCTGAATTATCTAACCTGCTTGTTGATACCTGACCTTTTGCACTTCTTGACATCTCACCATGGTTACCTGGAACACCTGTCAAAACAATTTTGTCTGCATGAGGTAGGAATGTTTCTACAGTTTTAAACATCATTGCCCTAGCTAAGCTGTATTGTTCCATAAGATTTAACGAAACATTGTAGGGTTGGCTGTCGTAGAAAAATTTTGTACAGTTTTCTGTGAGGTCACCCATTCCTACTAAGTATATTTCATCTATTTGGTAACCTATCTTCCTGTAGTTCTTTAACAAAGCAAGTGCATCTTGCAATGCTATGTCATATCTTTTGATTGTATTCTCTACACCGAAGTCATCTTTGCCTAATTGCCAATCAGACATAAAGAAAAAGAAGGCAGTATCACCACCAAATAATTTATGCTTAGGTAATGGCGGCTTCTTAACAGCATGTTTAAACAATGAGTTAAAATACTTGTCACGATTTGCAGATTTTCTTCTTACACTGCCTTTAAATGCGTAGAATGTTTCAACTATACCGCCTTTAAGTTGTGCGTTCCATGATGATACTTTTAGTATTCCATCAATTTCGTATAGTTTTGGGTCAAATCCCCAACTACGAAGTATCTCATCTGTCTTGCTTTCGTAGTTTGGGTCTGTACCTACATGTGTAATTTCGCCTACACCTGTTGTGTGGTCAAAGTCTACTGTAGGTTTCCAACCTGCTTTAAAGTAATTGTTACTATTTTCTGCAGGTATTCCTTTTTTCTTTGACATAAATACCCTCCTTTATTGTCAACATCTATTTTACAGTAGATGTACGACAACTTAGGTATTTACTTAGTAATTTGTTTTTTAGCGTATGTTTTAATTACAGCTAAAGCAGCACCACCACCTGCTAATGCAGCTAACTGTAGTGTTTCAGCTTCTACACCAACTAATGGTGCAACTGTTAATGCGCCAATGAACGCCTCTACGAATGTCCAAGCGGTACGCTCAATCATATCTTTAAGGTCATCACTCATTTTGTACTCCCATGCTTCATTCCAAGGTGTCCACCACAAGTCTTTCTTAAACTTCCCCTCTTTATTTCTTGCTCTTTTAAATTTTTCTAACATTATCTTATTATCCTACCTCTAAGCATAGCTTGTGTTTGTATGACACCACCATTAACTTCAGAAATATCTTCTTTTAGTTCTTGTATTTTGTCCATAACTGTTCTAGCTACAACTACATCATTTGTAGAAGCATTTGATGCAGGTTTTTTTAATAAATTTGTAATTGTTGTGTACTCAATGTTTACTTTGTTACCTTGTAACAGTTGTTTTGCTACTTTAGAATAGAGTTTTGAGTACGCCTTGCCTGAATGTCCGATAAACCCATCATCACTTAGGTCTAAATCTTGTTGTGTTTCTCCTACGATTAGACAACCTGATGTGTGTTCATCTGTATTACCTGCGTGTATAAGTATATAGGTAAAGTTAGGCACATCTTGTAGATGTAACATACCATAGTGTGCGTTACCATATCTTTCTTTATACTTTGTATGAAAACCACCAACAGTTCTAAACTTTATATCGTATGTTCCTTCAGGTATGCAGGTTTCGTGCATAACTTTTACTGCTTGATATTGGTCCTCTAGTGTATAACACTCAAATACACCATCAATGAACAACATTCCATTTGTTGCATCTTTTCCAAATTGCGTTCTAACTACAGTTAATTTCACCTATTCCCCCATTCTTACAATTACATATAGTTATATGTGTTCCTTTATTATCAATGTATGATGTGCAGTATTTATTTACCGCCACAGCAACCACCGCCACAACAATCCATTATTTACTTCTTCCTTTCGGTTGTTTTTCTTTTTTTTCTTTTCTAAAACCTATTGTTAATAACCACACAGCAAGTGTTATTACTGTGGCTAAACCTGTAATTTGTTGTGCGCTTCCTGTTAAAGTGAGTGTCGCAATCACTAGCCCAACGAGTGTCCACGAAAGGTTTAATGTTTCTTTAATTATCTCTATAAACCAATTCCAAATTTTCTTAATCATAATGTTTTCCTAAACATAAAAGATGCCATAGTAGCTATTCTAGTCAAAATAACAGGCACTACAACTTCTTGCGCTTTTTCCTTTTGGTCTTGTGTGAGGTCATCACCTATGTTTGTTAGGTTTATTTCTGTAATGTTATCTAAATCTACAAAAACTTCTATAGGATTTTCTAAGAATGCTTCATACTGTACCTCTGTAACAACATCAGCAAGTGTGTAATCCTCTACATCAGCGTTCTCTACTGCTCTCTCTACATATTCTTCTACTGCTTCAGCGACTACTTCATCTGACTTAACTGCTTCTGCAATAATTTCAACATCTTCAGTTTCAACTTGTAATACTTCAGCAACAACTTCAACTTGTTCCTCTGTAAGTTCTTCAACATCTTCTATAGCTTCCTCTACTACTGCCTGGATAACTTCTTGGACTTCTTCTGACACTTCTTCTAAATTCTGTACACCAACATCATTAACTTCTTCAAGAACCTCTATAACTTCCTCTGTTTCTAGTTCCTCTACATACTCCTCAATAACTTCTTCTATTTCTTCCTCTGTTAAATCTTCCTCAACAATCTCTATCTCTATAATTTCTTCAATGACTTCTTCAACTTCAGCAAGTTCTTCAACGATTTCTTCTTCAGAAAGTTCTTCTCTAGGTTTCTCCTCAACATCTTCCTGTATTGGCTCATCCAAAACTTCCTCGACCACTTCTTCAATTTCCACCACATCAACAATGTCATCTTCTATCACTTCTTCTTCTATTACTAATATTATATCTTCAGGTATGTCTAACTCTATAACTTCCTCTACAATTTCTATAATCTCAATAGTTTCTTCTATTTCTTTTATAACATCTACAAGTTCTTCTACTTCTTCTTCAGATAAATCATCTAATACAATTACAGTATCTTCAAGTTCTTCTAATATTTCTTGTTCTTTTTCAGCATCAAGTTGTTCCTGTAGTAAGCGTTCTTCTTCAGCTGCAATCTCTGCTTCAATAGCAGCTATTTCTTCTTCGCTAAGTTCTTGTACATCTTCTTCTTCGATTTCTTCTTCGACAAGTAATAACTCCTCGACATCTTCCACCTCCTCATCTTCTAATTCTTCTTCGATAATAATAACAATGTCATCAGGTACATCAGAGCAATCGCCATCTTGATAACCATACCAATCTCCACTCTCTACTGCTTCAAGATATTCTTTAAACGATAAGGGATTGTTCGGATGTTCGCAACCATATTCATCCCACGCAAGATAAGTTGTGTTACCATCTTCCACGACATCTTCTGCTTTAGGAAGCGTTGTAGTCGTGGTAGTAGTCGTTGTTGTGGTGGAAGAAGTTGTTGTCGAACTAGATGTCGTTGTAGTAGGTACATAATCATAATCGTATTCTACACTAACAACTGCTGTATAGTCACTAACTGTACCACCTGTATCATTTCGTGCTTGTATCTTTGCATAGAATGTAAGCGTAGTTGTTTCAAACTTTTCGTATATATATTCAGGAGTAAAGTAATAAGTTCTCCAAGACAATGCTTCATTAAAACCAAAGCTAGTGTCTATAGAAAAGTCTGCTGCTTGGTCATCATCACCAAAAAATAACCTATAGTATTCAGGTGGGTTAACTTCTAACGCATCACTCTCTTGCCAAGTAAGTTCTATCTCTCCTGTTTCGTTGTCAACAGATATATTTATACCATAAGGTGTTTGTGTTTCAGTATGATAAGCATATACAGGAGTAGCTATTAGTAATACTGCAGCTACAACAGCTAATAACTTCTTCACATTAAGTTATTGATTAACACCACCAATGCCGAGATTGCAACCAACCAACCTGATAACTCTTGTCTTGATATTTTCTGATTAACTTTTTCATGTAATTCATCTATGCGTTTGTTTATATCTTGTTGCCCTTCCAATATAAGATTTAACATTTCTTTTTGTGTGAAACCATTTCCATTACTCATTATGGTAAATCATCTTTCTCAAATGTAATCCAATCCCACTCTTGTGATTGGTAATTAACTAATTTTTTTAGGTAATATGCTAAATCTCTGAAGTAATATCCTAAAAAAAATACAATAATAAAATCCATAAATCGGATTATATCATATTAATTATGAAGGTTTTGGATTATCTGATTTAACTTTGGCTATTGCATCTTTCCAAGTAGTTGTACCATTAACAGCATCCCAATATTGCATATCTAATTGTTCACCTATTGATGGATATGCAAGAAGTCTTGCTTCAATGTAACCAAACTGTTGGTCATTCCATTTTGAATTACCTAAATCTACTTTAGCTTGTGCGTAATCTTCATCAGAAAATTCTGATACAACACCATCTACAGATTTATTAATTGGCTTTGCAGCTTCTATTTCTGCATCAGCTTGTGCTTGTAATTCTTCTTTTGTTGCCATAATATCTCCTATATTACCATACTTTTATTCTTTAATTCCATATAAAACAAAATTGCCTGTTGTTATATTTCCTGTATCAAAAAATATTTTAACTCCTGTTACTGCTGTTTGTTCTTTTAAAACACCACCTAAAAATTGACCTATCTCTATTTGAGTACCACCACTTGATAGGTAATTATTACTTATTACTACATGAGTATTTTCACTACTGTTACTTGCAGTATGTATATTAATTTTTCCCATCTGACCTGATGTACTAGAGTTGTCTGCTGAACCTGATAAAGGAAACTGAGTTCTACCTGCTGCTGCTAATTGGTCACCTGAGCTAGTAGCAAATGCTTTATCACTTCTAGCGTAAGCAATTCCATAGGTATAATTAGAATTACTATTTTCACCACCACTTTCTACTAATCTAAATTGTAAATCTGCACCATCAGTTGCAGGAACTACATTAGAGTAAAATAAAATGCAAGTATTATAATCACTTGTTATTCCTGTTAATGTAATAAATCCACTATTACTAGCAGTACCTTCAGACAATTTAACAAAACTACTCATAATACTCCATACACTACTAGCTTACCTCCACCAATTCTAGCTGCAGTTTCATTCAAATCTACGACAATACCATCATAAGATGTAGTGTTTTGCACAGAACCAATACCCCACCTAGACCTATGATTGTCACTAGCAACTTCTGTGCTTTCCCAAAAAATTCCTGTAGTAGCTGCTTGAAAAGGATTTGATATATAAATAACACCATTACCTGGTCTGCCACTATCATCTGAACCTGCAAAAGTATTAAACCATCTATTACCACTTGGGTCATCACTATCAGTAGTAGTTGCTTCAGCTTTTATACCATAAAGACCATAACCATAAACACTTCCTGTTTCAATACTACTATCTGATGCTTTAACCAATCGCAAGTTAGTACCTGTATCTGTTGAGTTTTCTCCAACTATACCTACACCAATTATTTTGTATAAAGTAAAGTCAGCAGAAAAAATATCATTTATTTGTGCAGCTTGTACACCTGTTTCTATATCAGTTGATAAAATTTTTTTTAAACTCATAATGTAACTCCATATAAAGAAACTTTGCCTGTTAAATTACCTGCATTATTACTATCAAATATTCTAAACCCATCTACAGTAGAAGTCTGTGGCATAGTACCACCACCTATTGCCCCCTC